TCAGGTCCATATGGCGGCAATGGAAGACCCCAAGCTACGTCAGATTGTAGGTCAAAGCCCGTTTGCTCCAGCCATACAGGCCGCTATGGCTACGCATGTGACCGAACACGTAGCGATGCAGTACAGAGTGGAGATACAGAAGAACCTCGGCGTGGAAATGCCTAGCATAGACACAGTTCTTCCTGAGGATGCAGAGGTAGAGCTGTCTCGTTTGACCGCTATGGCGGCAGACAAGCTTCTGAAGAAAGATCAAGCAGAGGAAAAACAAAAAGAAAATCAACGTCAGCAGAACGATCCTTTAACTCAGATACAGCAGAAAGAGCTGGCGATAAAGGAACAGGAGCTGAAGCACAAAATAAACTTCGACTCTGGAAAGTTGCAGCTTGAAGCAGCCAAGCTTGAATCTGAGAACAAGCGTGTTAGCGCACAGATTGGATTAAAGGCTGGTATAGAACTTAGTCAGGCTGAAGCCAAAACGAAGAAAGAAGGCGTTGACCTTAGCTTGAGTGTAGCAAAGACCTTACTGGAAACAGAAATCTCTGAAAGGGATAGATTAGAAAATGGAAGAAACGATCCTAACACTGCTAACCAAGGAAATCAAAGGCCAGATGGATGATATCAAGTACCATCTAACTTATGGGGGTGCATCAGACTATAATAGCTATTGCACTTCCGTAGGCTCCTACAAAGCATATCAACACATAATGTCAGAGTTAGAAGAGCTGGAGAAAAGATTTTTAGAGAGTTAGTGTTGATAGTTGTTTTTTTTTATTCTAACGATGAAACATCGTGGTAGTCCCACGCAAGGTACTGTGAGCCTAAAGTCACTGCAAGGAAGCAAGAAATGTACGCAGAAACAGAAGTATCAGAAAAGACTCTCAAAAAACTCCCAATACCTTCAGGCTATAAAGTATTAATAGCAATGCCTGATATAGAAGACACCACAGAAGGTGGCGTTTTCATGCCAGATGAACTCAAAAACTCTGAAGAAACAGCATCTATTATTGGATTTGTTATGAAGGTTGGTGAATCAGCCTACTCAGACAAAAGCCGATTTCCAGATGGTCCTTGGTGCCAAGAGGGCGACTTTATTATTTTTAGATCATATTCTGGAACCCGTTTTAAAATTCACGGGAAAGAATTTAGGATCATTAATGATGACACAGTTGAAGCAGTAGTAGATGACCCACGGGGGTATACAAGAGTATGACCAATAAAGCTTTAGACCTTGAAGGTGAAAACGAGACAGTAATAGGCGCATTGGAAGATACTGAATCAATCGAAGTTGAAATCTCTGATGATGAAGACTTTGATTCTCCCAAGACTTCTGAGGAAGTTTCATCTGAAATACCCACAGAAACAGAAATAGCTGGGTATAGTGCTGGTGTGCAAAAGCGCATTAAGAAAATGACCTTTGATATCAAGGAAGCCGAAAGGCATAAGATAGAGGCCATTAAAATTCGTGAAGAGGCCGTTAATTACGCGAAGACAATTCATGAAGAGAATGAGCGATTAAAGAAAACGCTGGAGCAAGGCGAAGGCGTTATAGTCGATCAAGCAAAACGCAGAATTACAGCAGATAAGGCTCAAGCAAGGGCTGCATACAAGGAGGCCTACGACCTTGGTGACTCAGATGCTATCATTGCTGCTCAAGAAACTTTAAATGCTATAAACAATGAAGAGTATCGTGTTCAGAGGATGAAACCTCAACAGCGACCAACTTCAGAGTTTAAACTTCAACCATCTCAAGAAGCAGTTCAAGAACCAGATCAAAGAACAAAAGACTGGTCTGAGAAGAACACTTGGTTTGGACCTGACAAGAGAATGACAGGCTTTGCCTTTGGAGTTCATGAAGAACTTGCCACCAACGGAGTTGCTGTTGGTAGCGATGATTATTACAGGCAAATTGACGATGCCATGAAGGCTCAATTTCCTGATAAATTTAATACTGGAGAAAACAAACACAATGTTGTAACCTCCCGTAAAACGGGTAACGTGGTTGCCCCTGCCAACCGTAGCACAAATAAATCACGCACGGTGACACTGTCACCATCTCAAGCATCTCTCGCTAAGAGGCTTGGTCTAACGAATGAACAGTACGCAGCGCAAGCACTCAAGGAGTCAAGAAATGGCTGAATCAAAGAAACCACGGGAATCTGAAACTCGCGAAATGTCCGAGCGTATAAAGCCGTGGACACGTCAAAGTATGCTGCCAACCCCCGAACCTAGAGATGGATTAGAGTTCCGCTATGTTCGCACATCTACATTGGGTAATGCAGACAACACAAACGTGTCATCTCGATTCAGAGAGGGTTATACCCCTGTTTTAGCTTCTGAGTATCCTGAACTTCACATCATGTCTGACATAGATTCTAGGTTCAAAGATAATGTTGAAGTTGGTGGCTTGCTACTGTGTAGCATTCCAACTGAAAAAGCAAACAATCGTGAAGAAGGTCAACTATACACTGCAAAGACTCAAATGGAATCAGTGGATAGAAACTTCATGCGCGAATCCGATCCGAGGATGCCTGTGTTAAACTCAGAGCGTTCCTCGCGCACCTCATTTGGCAAGTCCTGACTTGCTTAGAAAGGTTCAATTGAACCAAAATCGTAATAGAAGGAGAGCCTAAAATGGCCCTTACATCTAGCCCATACGGTTTGCGCCCCATTAATGCCATTGGTGGTCGGCCCTTCTCTGGGTCCACACGCCAATTACCCATTACTTCTGGGTTCAACACCGCTATTGCCAATGGTGATATTGTGCAGGTAGCCGCAAACGGCACCATCACAAAGGTCACTGAGGTTGGTACAAACGCTGCTTCATTCCCTGCTGGGACTGTTGGCATCTTCCTTGGCTGTTCATACACTGACTCTGTTAGTGGATTTCTTCAGAACAATCAGTGGCCTGCTGGTCAAGTTGCCGCTGATGCACAAGCTTATATTTGTGATGACCCTAATGCGTTGTTCCAAATTCAAGCTGACGCTGCCGTGGCGCAAACTCTGATGCATAGCAACTTTGCTATCAATCAGACCGCACCAGATACAGCCAACGGCAATTCCAGAATCTCTCTGGATGTAGCTACCGCTAACACCACCGCTACGATTGCTTTTAAGCTCGTAGATTTCGTTAACGCACCAGACTCAACCGTGGGTGACGCATTTACCGATGTGATTGTTAAGTTCAATCCTTCGTCTCATGCGTACACCGCTGGTCTTGGCCTGTAAGGAGATAATCAATGGCTATTTCTCGCGCCCAGCTCCTTAAAGAGCTACTTCCAGGTATCAATGCTTTGTTTGGCTTGGAATATGGTAAGTATGACAATGAACATGCTGAAATTTATGACACTGAATCTTCAGACCGTAGTTTTGAAGAAGAAGTAAAACTGTCAGGTTTCGGCTCTGCCCCCGTTAAAAACGAAGGCAGCGCAATTGCATACGACAACGGTCAGGAATCATTTACTGCTCGTTATACCCATGAAACTATCGCTATGGGCTTTTCCATTACTGAAGAAGCAATGGAAGACAACCTGTATGATTCGCTTTCCGCTCGGTACACCAAAGCTCTCGCACGGGCTATGGCTTACACCAAGCAGACCAAAGCGGCAGCTCTGCTGAACACAGGTTTCGCCACCTTCAACTCTGGTGATGGCGTCACACTGTTCAACACAGCGCACCCTACAGTTTCTGGGACCACAAACTCAAACCGCCCAGCGGTTAACGTGGATTTAAATGAAACCTCCCTTGAGCAAGCAGTTATCGACATTGCTGGTTACGTTGATGAACGTGGCCTGTTGATTGCTGCGCGTCCACGGAAGCTCATTATTCCACCTGCGCTTCAGTTTGTTGCAACTCGTTTGCTGGAAACATCCTTGCGTGTCGGTACTGCTGACAACGACATCAACGCAATTAACTCCAATGGGTCCATCCCAGAGGGTTATACTGTCAATCACTACCTGACAGACGCAGATGCGTTCTTCATTACCACAGACATTCCTAATGGGATGAAGCACTTTGAACGTACACCAATGACAACGTCTATGGACGGTGACTTTGATACGGGCAATGTTCGCTACAAAGCACGGGAGCGTTACAGCTTCGGTGTTTCTGATCCACTTGGTATCTACGGATCACCGGGTGTTTAAGTTCAATTGAACTAAACTGAAGGGGCGCTGGTCAGGTTTCGCACTGCAAAGCGCCCTTTCTTTTTTTTATAATCTATTGTATTGTTATCCTGTCCCTGACAGATGCATTGAGTATCTGACTTAACCCAGACAGGAGATTAACATGGGTACGACTACTTTTTCAGGTCCGATTCGGGCTGGTACTATCAAAACCACAAATGGAACCACCATAGGCACTAATATCGCCAACGTGGGTTATGTTGTAATGTGTCAAGACACAGTGCAGAGCCTAGCTGGTGGCGCACTTGCAGCGGTTGTAACAGATATTGTTATTCCCGCTAACTCCAAGATCGTTAACTGCATCATTGATCTTGTAGCTGCGGCGAACACCACTACCAACATCAGTGTTGGCGAAGTAGGTGGTAACGCTAATACAATTATTAACGCAGTTGCATCAGGCACTACTGTCGGTATCAAGGCTCTGGGCATTGGCGGCGGTGGAACCTTGGAATGGGGTGACATTGGAACTTCAGACAAGCGTTTAACTGTAACGGCTTCCGCTGCTACTAATGCAGGTTCTGTTCGCATTACAGTAATGTACGCACAAGCGTTTAATACACCCGTCCTTCCATAAGGAGTAAGTAAATGGCTGGTCAAGAGGTCAGAGCCTTTAACGTAGCCGTGGCGGGATTTGCTGCGGGTCTCGTAGGCCCATCAAGAGGCAGGTTGCAAGGCGTTCTAATAAACGCTGCCGCTGCCTGTGCTTTTACCATTCGTAGCGGTTCAGCTACTGGCCCAATTATACTTCA